ACGTGGATTGCGCACACGCGCCAATTGTGAAGAGACAGTACGACTTCTCTTCTTAGTCGGATTGTGTTGTGGTTCCCGAGCCAGAAGGGAGGAACCTGCGACAGAAACACTGCCGTTGTACTCTTTGCTGTCCGCAGACAGGCATTGCTGAGCACTGCAATCTTTACGATTGTCGACTGCGCCAAACTTTGGGCTGGCAACCCACCGCTTCATCAACTGATTACACCTATAAAGTGTTGGGCCCCAGTTGTACGGATTAAAAATGTAGTAAACGAATTGAAACACAATTCAGCAGACGAGTGCGGAAGTACCAAAAATTGACCGCGGGCCAGCAGTATCTATATCATACAAACTGCGCGCTAAAATATTATCAAATTGGCATCCGAGGGAAGTACTCGCCAACCTACTTTCAAATAAACCTTGTCGTTGATGATCCCAACCATAAATATCATACAATGCCTCCCATGTCTCGGGAGTAGCTTCAGAGGCATCATAATCCATTTTCCATTGCTCGGTGGGTGGTGTCCATGGTACATGACCATCAGTCAACTTCAAGATTCTTTCCAAATACGCAAACAATGGAGGGCAAGGAGTAGCAGCCTTTATCAAACCTAAGGCTGTCCCACGCATCAAACTCTCATTCGACACATCTTTGGGAGGATCAATGAAATATCCCAACTTACTCATAACCTTGCCTGGCTTGGGCACAAAAGTCCAACCGTCCTTAACAGGAACAAGACGGTTAGAACAGAACTCCAAATGGTGCGGCTTTGCGCGATACAAAGCCTCACTTTTGAACCCAAACCTTGCCATATCTCGGACCCAAGGGTAATGAGCACACTCAACATGTTTCATAGCATTGTCATCACCCGCAACAAGCATGCGCAAAGAATCGCGCATTTCCTCAACGGACTTGCCCGTATACGTGTGATACAGATACATGTGCATGCACCCATTTAAAATGGAATTATACAAAGAAGTGTAGGGGTCGCCGGATTTACGACCACCCTTGGTTTTGTACCTCCAACCATTGGTAGTGACACCCTTTGTGTCTATGTTAGCTCGTTGTAATTGTAACACAGCACGAGGAGCGCCAAATCGCTTGGACAACCAACACTCATACTCCAGCCATAACCTACCGACCGAAGCATCAAAAGTGCCTATGTCATCCTCCAAGAAAGAACCCATAATCTCGAACAGTTTTGAAGCTGAAGTTTTCGCTTTAACGCCAGATGTGAAACAAACAAAATTCTTGTCATCCCATCTTCTTTTGATTCGAGATTGTAATGCCGCAAACCAGGGTCCTACTAAACAAATAAACTCGGCAGCAGCACCCTGTATCATCCGTGGTGCACGCTGTTTGCGTCCCGAGCCAGTGCGATAAAGTAAATTCTCGACTTTAACAAACGCCTTCCGACGAGTCCAATTGTACAACTGAGAGCCACTCAACTGTGATTTATTGGTTATGCCGGCTGCCTTTAAGGAATCAAAGGTCTTACGGAGAATAGCTTTTACACTGGGTGATGCGTTGCTGTTTTCTAAATAAACCTCGGGTGAAACAGCCTTCACCTTGTGAACTCGAGGAAAAATACTTTCATGATTTCGTTTCAACCAGGCAATAGCTTCCTTTACGAATACTTCATCGATAACAGGAGTCTCGACTAATACACGTGAACGCAAAGATTGTTCCTCATTCCAAGCGTTACTTTCAAAAGCTACGGGTCGATACTCTCCCGAACCAAAACCTCTCAATTGTTGACGAGGCCTCGTGAAGTCCATAGCACGAGTCAAATCCCTGGGCACCTTTATTTTTGAATCTTGGCGCATTGGTTTATAGACAGGAATATGACTATTGGACAACAGGAATTTTGTGTACCCGGCGTCATCATATATTAATTTATGAGACGATCGAGCGGCACAAATCTGGAATTGAGAGAAAGGCCGTCCATGTCGTGTTTCACACCTAGAGCAGTGCAAATACCACTAACCACCCCTAAAGTGGCCATCACAGGAACGGCAATGTGTCCGATTGCTAATCCAACACAAACAGTACCTACGATAGATGGAACAGCCCAAAACCATGAGCGTGACTTGGCAGTTTCTCGCACGATAGAATTAAGTGCTTGTTGTTCTGACCACCGAGCCACATAACAATATACAGGAATATACAACGCGGCCAAAACCTCGTCGTTGGGATTGTGAAAATGTACCTCCGACAGCATTGATTTAGTTTTAGTAACGGAAACCAAAAAACTCTCCAACTTGTTGTCGTGAAGTGTGTGTGCCCAATACTTTTGAACTTGGCAAACAACTGCTTCTGGTAATCGAACACGAACCACATTCCCTTTGAAAAACACACCATAGCGTTGAATCCAAGTTGAGTCAGCTAACTCGGACCTCCAGAAACCTCGAAACAATCCAACGGGTACTGAATACTCTACTAGGCGTGCCGCATACTTACGGACTTCAGGATTCCCATATGCGCCTTCACATGCAGCTGCTTGTAATTGCCACACCGGCTCCTCAACACTGGAGTCTGACGAGCCACTGGATTCTGATGACGAATCATCTGAACCTTCCGATGGACCCACTAAACTTGGTAAAGAACCGAATGAAGGTATGGAGACACCGTCACTATTGCGTCTTGGTTGCGGTCGCACAATAAGTTGTTGATTATGGCGACGCAAATTTGCCTCAGTTAGAGGTGATATGATAGTTGTTGCAATGGACTGGGAATCTGAATTGTCAACTAAACCGGGTTTAAGGTCACCGGGGTTGACGACATGTTGATACAAACTTGACGTAGCATTTAAGCACGTTAAACCTGGAAAGGCACGACAGATAGCCGCATTTTTGGCTGCCGTTCGTTTGTATGGTAATGGTCTCTTGAATGGCTTAGATTCAAGGCGAAGTACTGGTTTTTTCACAGGACGCCATTGTTTTGGGAGCGCCCCACCGACATCTTTCCATGATCGGATTTGTTTGGATGAAGACTGTTGTCCTAAACCGTTGGACCGATTATCTTCAACACTTCCGGGGTAGCACGAGGCAGAAGCGATGCTACTAGGTTTCCCGGCAAGCCTTGTCACCTTTGTCCGAAGACCGTCAGTGGTGATTCCGACCTCAGCATATATTTTTCGGGTTAGAGGAGGAAGTTGCAGGGTAACCGGCCCAACAACCAAGAAATAAAAAAAAAAGTCCCATTTCAGTGCGCGAAATGTACCGCCCGACACGGACCTGGAGAGCACCAAACATAGGAAGCGGACTAGAATAAGCGATAAGACGGCTGCATAAAGTCCCAATATGCAACGGAATTGCGAATAATCGGCCACGGCAACGGACGTCTAAAAGTATCACGTAAATGAGCCAAGTTTGTAGAGTGGTTAGGGCCCGGTACTTGACCAGTCGTCCAAGGCCCAGAGAGCATATGCCTCACGACACAACCTCTAAGGTCTAACCAAGGATTTCGCTAAGGGGAGAGAAGGTAAAAACCAACTGCCAAAAGCCCCCAGCACCCGCCCTTTAAAAGGGGCATAACTCTTTGAATAACAAACATGAATACACACTAACGGGAGCAATTAGTACTAAACGAATTACACCGAACCAAGCCAAAACGTTCGTAGAACGGAACAACC